TGGATTAATTTTCGAATATCTTAAAATACATTTTGATTTTGTTCTAATTATAAGTCATATACAACCATTAAGAAGTCATTTAGATATGTCTATCGATATCAAAAAGAATAATAAATTATCACACGTCTATATATAAAAAAATTGATTTATATTTATCTATTTTATTGTTTTTTATTAATTATTATAAAATTTATTAACTAAAACAAAATTATGAGTTATTCATTACATAGATGGCGATACATTCTTTTGAATCACAAATCTGGAGTTTTAGATTATTCACATTCACATTCAAAAATAGTTTATGGAAGTTTACGACAAGAACTTGAAAATATTCAATCAATTAATAATATTAATACCGCTCCGATTAAATATAAAATCGATGAATTACTAAAATTTGATTATAGTAATCGTAATTCAGTTATTGAAGAAACACTCTGTGAAAGTTTGTCCCGTGATATTCCTAAAATTAGTCCTAAATATACAAACCTATTAGCATCATACGAATTCAAATATATAAAAAAATCTTTAAATGATAATTATAATAAAAAATTAGAAGATCTATATCAATATTTTTATGATATAGATTCTAAATATATTAATTATAAAATTAAAAATTAAAAATATTCTTTCAAATTGATTGTTTGTAAAGTGCAAATATATACATTTTTTTGAAATAAAAATCACAATTATATATGTATCCAAATAAAAAATAAATTATCATCTTCACATACCCATCTAAAAAAAATTGATTTGATTTTATCTATTTTATTGTTTTTTATTAATTATTATAAAATTTATTAACTAAAACAAAAACAATTTAATATGACAACACCATCACTTTCTACATGGCGTTTTATTCTAAATAATTATAATAGTGGTTTTCTAGGTGGTGTAGATACACATACAAGACATGTTTATAATAATCTACGAATGGAACTCAATAAATATGAACATATTAATACAGTTAATTTACAACCTATTAAAGATAAATTAAATCAATTACACAATTCAACAGAAACATATCTTTCTGGAAATTATTTTAATCCTGAAAATAAAAATTTACTAAATAAAGATTTACAACTTTCAAGATCTCTTCAAAGAGACATTCCAGATATTGCTCCTAAAAATGTTATGAGATTAATGTCTTTTGAAAGATTTCTAATCAAATATGGACTTTTAGACCAGAATAAAAATCATTGGGACAAAACTTATCATTTTCTATTTTCAATTGATGAAAAAAATATGAAAAAATCATAATAATTAAATACATCAAAATATATGATAGTTATAATCGAAAATATGATGATTAATATAAATTACTATTGAATAATACATTTCAATATACACAACAATCTATTTACTTCATTTACCAGAACTTCTGAATGTGATTATAGAATTTTAGTATCATAATAATAATTTTTATATAATATATAATTTTATTTTTAAAAATATGTCTAGAATAACTTGAATAAAAACAATTCTAGATATTTTTTTGTAAAATATTGTAAAATAAAATTGATTTAATATTTTTATTTTTTTATAATAATAATTAAAAATTTACATTATAATATGTCATCTATATATGAAAATATATACAACAAGACAATCGAAATTGTATATTCCGAACAAACTAAAAAAACAAATACATTCATAATAAAAGATGATGATCTTTCGAAATCAATAATTAATTTTATTGTAATGCTACCTAATTATAATATGATTACATATTTGAGAATAAATTATTTTAGACAATTAAATTCATTACAAAAACTTCCCGATTCACTTCAAAAACTTGATTGTTCAAATAATCAATTAACTGTATTACCTAAACTTCCAAAATCACTTAAAATACTTTATTGTTATTGGAATCAATTAACCGTATTACCAAAACTTCCTAAATCATTTCAAATACTTAAATGTAGTAATAATCAATTAAGTGTATTACCAAATCTTCCAAAATCACTTAAAAAAATTTATTGTGGTAATAATAAATTAACAATATTACCAAACCTTCCAAAATCTCTTAAAATACTTTATTGTCATAATAATCAATTAACTTCATTACCAGAACCGATTGGTATATTTAATAATGATTATGATGATGAGATATGTGAATGTGAGGATTGTGATTGTGTAAACCTTTATCATATAGATAATAAATTTATAAAAACGCAAAAATATAATTATTTGATACAAATCATTCAATAAAAATAATTCAAAATGTAAATATACTTACAACCATACACCATAAAAAAATTGATTCAAATAATAAATAATACCTAATAAATAATACCTAATAAATAAATCTATTTCAAAAATAAATATAAAAATATATGACAAGTGAATCATTAAATACATGGAATTATATTATTCGAAATCATGCTAGGAATTTTTTAGATCATTCACATTCACATTCTAAAATAGTTTATGCTACATTACGGAATGAAATTGACAAATATCAATCTATTAATGGTGTTAATACTGATTCTATTAAATATAAAATAGATCAACTTATTAGTGATAAACATAAAAATAATTCTATTGTGGAAAAAGCACTCGTTGAAAGTCTAAGTAGAGATATTGATAGAATTACTCCACAAAAAACAAAGAATTTAATATTATTTGAAGAAAAAATAAGACAATTTGGATTAATCAATACAGATGATCGTAAATTAAATAGTCTTCATCAATATCTTTATAATATTGATTCTAAAAAAATGATACCTAAATCAAATAAATCTCGGAAATGTCGTTCATAAATAAAAATTAATCAAATTAAATGGAATTAACTTTTTATTATAATAATTCTAATAATGAAAATAAAATTAAATTGTCTCGTGATTGTCCATTCAGAAATGAAGTATTTAACGCACTAATTAACTCTTGTTATTATGATAAAATTACATATTTAACAATATCTGTTAACTGGTATAATAAAAATATACACAAATTTATAAAACGTCCTAATTCTCTTAAATTTCTTTCATGTAAAAAATGTAATTTAGATTCATTAAATAAACTATTAAATAAACTTCCAGATTCTCTTGAATATCTTGATTGTTCATATAATAATTTAACTTCATTACCAAAACTTCCTAATTCACTTCAAAAACTTTATTGTCAATTTAATATATTAACTATGATACCTGAACTTCCAAGAACACTTCTTACATTGTATTGTGATGTAAATAATTTTATAAGGAAACGAAAATATAAATATTTGATAAAAATCATTTGTATGTGAATACACACAATATAAAAAAATTGATTTATTAAATATTTTTAATTATATTTACATTGATATTTTTACATTTATAATTATTCAAAAATATGTCTACATTAAAACAAATTGAAGATGGTTCATGGTTTGAAAGAGATATTGTTCTAGAAGGTAATGTTATTCTAAATAAATTACTTTTAACTGATGAACAATTAGAATTTTTATTAAATAAATGGGATGAAATTAATAAAATCAATAATTCAATTGATAATCGCATTGTTGGATCAATTGATATCCCACCAGATTTTATAAAAGATTGGTCAATGAAACTCGAACAATATATTTTAATTCAAAAAATTTATCCAGTTGGAGGGTATAAAAAATATAAATATGGTGGTATTAAAGAACATTCAGACGCATATTATTATGATTCAGAACTTGACATAAATTCCACTTACACTTTATTAATATATTTATCTGATGATGAAGGTGGTGAAACAGCTATAAAACGTCCAAAATATCGTATTATAGATGATAATGAAAATATGAAAAATGAACGAATCTATATTAAACCTAAAAAAGGATATTGTGTATTATTTAATTCTAAATTAAAACATTTTGCCAATGATTCATATGATGGTAAATTAATCTTTCATACCCGAATTTTTTAGTTTTTTTTTATTATTAATTTTTTAGACTTTGATAATGTAATTTAATATTATGTAAGGGTTCATAACCTCAAATGGCTGTCCAGAACCTCTTGAATCTGTCGTAAATGTATGTGTGTGAGCACCACCAGCGTCAATTGTTAACGCAGTAATATCCGTATGAACATTTGGTTCATGATCAGTATTATCTCCTGAAGAAGCATCAGTCCCTGTTCCATCTTGAGTTACCAAACCTAATCCAACATTATTAGAACCATCTGGAGTGAGAGATGAATTAGTTGTATGCGTGTGAGAACCACTTGAATTTGTTGTTCCGGTGTGCGTATGTGCGGGTAATTCATCTGTAGTTAATGTTACTGAACTCGAACCACCAGTTCCACCTAATGAACTGTAAGTATCACCTTTACCAAGAACAAATCTATCTTTTAAGTTTGGAACATTAAATGTTGTTGAACCATTACCAGAACCATATGATGTTCCGATAAGTGCAAATAATGCGGCATAAGTACTTCTTGAATGTGCCGTTCCATCACATAATAACCAACCCCCCGGTGCCGTTGAACCAGCATAAGGAGATATACAACCGGGGGGAAGTAATAAACTACCATTTTGATAAAGACCAGTTGTGTTTACTGTTCCATTAACATCTAAATCATAAGTAGTATTTGGATTTGATGTATTAATCCCAATTGTCGAATCATTTATAATTGTCATTGCTGGATTATTATTTACTGTCATTGTAATTCCACCAGCATCTGATACTAAATTAATTGAATTCATACCTGTCCCTCTATCTGAATGTATAACTATTGTTTCATTTGTTCCACCGTCCGCTTCAATTTGAATACTTCCAGCTAAATTTGCGGTTGAACGAAGTCCAATACCACCAGCCGTAGAATGTAATTGAATAGAAGCATCTGAATTTGTATCAGTCATTACTCGTATTCCTTGTACATTTATAAAATTAATAGTTTCAAGTGTTCCTATATTAGTTGTTAAACTAATCGCACTTGAGGCATTGTCTTTTGAAACTAAAGCAACTTGACCTCCGGCAATATTAACATCTTTACCAGCAACAGCATCAATATCGACACCACCAGCCATTGAATTTAAAGTAATCGCACTTTCACTTGTTCCTAAGGTATTTGTTAAAACGATTGTTTCTGATGTTCCTATGTTGGTTGTTAAACTTAAAGCACTAGCAACATTGTCTTTTGAAACTAAAGCAACTTGACCTCCGGCAATATTAACATCTTTACCAGCGACAGCATCAATATCAACACCACCAGCCATTGAATTTAAAGTAATCGCACTTTCACTTGTTCCTAAGGTATTTGTTAAAACGATTGTTTCTGATGTTCCGATGTTAGTTGTTAAACTTAAAGCACTCGCAACATTGTCTTTTGAAACTAAAGCAACTTGACCTCCGGCAATATTAACATCTTTACCCGCGACAGCATCAATATCAACACCACCATAACTATCTAAATTTAAACTATCTTCAGCGGTACTTCCTGAACTGAGATTTATTTTACCGATTGTAGATTGAACTAATAATGTTCCGGTTCCAGTGTGTTTTATTCGAGGATTATTTGCGGGTAGATTCAATCCTAAATCAGATACAAGTTCCAAAGTTGTTAATTTTTCATCATATACAATTTCCGACATTGTTTTAATTTAATACTCTGAAAATATTTTTTATAAATAAACATTTTTTTATTATTTTTCTAATTATAATTATAAACTAAAATCAATATAAACAAAAATTTAATAAATGGGAGGAGGATTATTACAATTAGTAGCTTATGGGGCACAAGATATTTATTTATCTGGAAATCCACAAATAACATTCTTCAAAGTTGTTTATAGAAGACATACAAATTTCGCAATTGAAACAATTGAACAAACTTTTGAAGGGAATGCGGATTTTTCTAAAAAGGTCAAATGTAAAATTGCTAGAAATGGTGATTTATTATCAAATATATATTTAGATATTACTCTTCCTGCCTTGAAACAAATTCAAAATGGTAGTACATGGCATGGATGGGTTAATTCTATTGGACATGCTCTAATTAAAGATGTTGATCTTATGATTGGAGGTCAATTAATTGATAGACAATATGGTGAATGGCTCGAAATTTGGTCAGAATTATTTATAGATGAAAGTCAACAAAAATCATATAAATCAATGATTGGTAAATATGATAGTGATGTTAGTTTAGAAACAAATGCTTTAACATCTAAACATTTATAAATTCCACTTCATTTTTGGTTCTGTGATAATGTAGGTTTAGCCTTACCATTAATTGCCTTACAATATCACGAAATCGAAATTATTATTAATTTCCGTTCTGTTAATGAATTAACCAAATCTGATGTTAATATTCCGAATCCTCTAGATTCAGATGATACTACAGTCTCATTTACAAATGCTATGTTATTATGTGATTATATATATTTAGATACAGATGAAAGAAGAAGATTCGCACAAGTTTCACATGAATATTTAATAACACAAATTCAATATAATAATGATATATCTGTTAAAAATGGAACTACAATGTATAATTTTCAATTGAATTTAAATCATCCATGTAAAGAACTTATATGGATTATTACATCTGATTCAAATGAAGAAAAAAACACATTAACCGGTAATAATATTTTCAATTTTGATTCTTCAACCGGAAGTGATACTTTTTCAACAATGAAATTACAATTAAATGGAAGTGATAGAATGTCATCACGTAAAGCAGTTTATTATAGAACAACACAACCATACAAATATCATACCAGACCACCTAGAAAACATATTTATGTATATTCATTCGGATTAAAACCAGAAGAACATCAACCGAGTGGCTCTTGTAATATGTCTCGGATAGATAATGCTACAATGAACTTTGATTTTAATTCATTATTAACAGTTAATTCAAAAATTAAAGTCTATTCCATTAATATTAATGTTTTAAGAGTTATGTCTGGTATGGCTGGTCTCGCATACAGTAATTAATTGTAATCATTATTTGTAATCATTAT